GTTGCTCCTTAAGCACTTTGTTCATACCCTCTCAATCGTAAGCCACACCTGAGTTGACAACCTCTCCTACGTCTCTACTACGTAGTAAAGGCGTAGGAGAGGCGTAGTAAAGGCGCGACAAGTATAAGTATAAGTATAAGTATCTACTACTACTGGTAAAAAAAGGGGGATTTATGGAGAGCTACTTTTGCCGGAAATGTGGTACGGTGGTGTCGGCTTACAGGGAAAAATTTCAGCATCCGCACGTCGGTGCTGCCACCTGCTTCTGTTGTCATGTTTGTGGAACTATGGTTTATTTAAAGCAAGTACCGCCAGAAAAGATGCCGGCTTAAAATGAGCAAGGAAGCGGTGAGGAAAGATGGCAGTTAACGGAAAAAATGGCAACGGTAAAAAAAGAGAAGAGACTGCTGCTCGTATAATCAAGGCTATCCATGAATCCAACGGGCTTCTTACTAAGGCAGCTGAGAAAGCCGGGGTAGGCACCACCACCATATACCGCTATGTGAGGGAATATCCTACTGTCAACCAGGCGGCCTTAGACGCCAAAGAGGCCATGCTAGACTTTACAGAGGGTAAACTATACAGCAAAATCAAGGGTGGCAATATTATCGCTATACTCTTTTATCTGAAAACACAAGGCAAGGCTAGGGGATATATAGAGAAACAGGAGATTGAACATAGTGGTGGTATCGATAAGGGAGCAGAAGAATTATCAGACGAACAACTCGCTGCAATTATCAAAGGCAGACGCAGCGCAAGTGCTATTAAAGAGACGGGAAGCCCGTAGGGGTTTAGTTCCGTTTTGCCAATACACCATGCCGGAGTATCAAACCCCACCTCATCTACGAGCCTTATCAGACGCACTAGAATCAATAGAGAGGGGTGAGTTAAGGCGGTTAATAGTCCTGATGCCTCCCAGACACGGGAAGTCGGAGCTGGTATCTTTAAGATTCCCATGTTGGTATCTAGCAAGACACCCCGACGATTACATAGTTCAAGCGGGTTATTCAGAGTCAATCAGTTTGACCCACTCCCGCAGGGCAAGGAATATTTTTACTTCCCCTGAAATGGGTAGATTATTCCCTGACATTCACCATCGGCCGGAAAGACATGGGCAAGAATCTGTAATACCAGAGAGACAGGCTGCTCACGAATGGGGAACTAAGCAGGGTGGGTCTTACTACGCAGTAGGTATTGGTGGAGGTTTGACTGGCAAGGGATTTAATATTGGGATTATTGACGACCCTGTGAAGGATTCCGAAGAGGCCGAGAGTAGCACTTATAGAGAAAAGGTTTGGGACTGGTATCAAAGAGTATTCAGGCCCAGGCCGCAGCCTAATGCAGCTATTATAGTTGTGATGACTCGGTGGCATGAGGATGATTTAGTTGGGAGGTTACTAAAGCAATCACAGGAAGACCCAACGGCAGACCAGTGGAAAATCCTACACTTCAAAGCCATTGATGAGAACGAGCCGCTCTGGCCCGAAAGATATCCTCTGGCGGAGCTGCTCAAGATTCGCTCCTCAATAGGCAGCAGGGCCTTTGCTTCTCTATATCAGGGAGAGCCTACTGTAGCCGAGGGGCAGATAATCAAGCGGGAATGGTGGAAGTATTATAAAGAGCCTCCAATGTTCGACCGAATCATTCACAGTTGGGATACTGCTTTCAAAAGCAAGCAGCAAAACGACTATTCTGTTTGCACGACTTGGGGTGAGGCAGATAGCGGAATGTACCTGCTGGGCGTCTGGCGAAACAAGCCCGAATTCCCTGAATTGAAACGAGCGGCTATCGCAATGGACGCGAGGGACAATCCAAGCGTCGTGCTGGTTGAGGACAAAGCAAGCGGTCAGTCGTTGATTCAAGAATTACAGCGAGAAACCAGGATCCCGGTAATCCCTTTCAAAGTCGACAAGGACAAGGTCGCTAGAGCATACGCAGTGACCCCGCTCATCGAGGCGGGCAAAGTCTTCCTGCCGGTATCAGCTCCATGGCTTGCCGATTATGTTGATGAGCTTTCGGCTTTTCCGAATGCGCCACACGATGACCAGGTTGACAGCACGACTCAAGCGCTGGCTTTTATGAGGGCGCCTAACGAGCCAGTCGAGCAAATTATCGTTTACGACACCATGTCCGGTGTTGAAAGTATGGACTTGGATTAATGTTTATAAGGCTTGCTTGGGTGGGAACTTGGCGATAGGGGTTAGCTTCCCTGTCTGGTTAATATATCCCAGTGGAGTATCCCAAGATGAAACTCCACCTAGCCCAAGCAGGTCTATAAAGAGAAATATGAAGAAATTATTATTTAGTGTAACCAAAAAGGATTTTACAATGCAAACCTTCCGTTCTGGTGGTCCTGGTGGACAGAATCAGAATAAGGTTAATAGTGGTGTCCGTTTAGTTCACAAGGATTCTGGCGCAGTGGGAGAGGCAAGGGACACTCGCTATCAATTACAGAATAAGAAGTCAGCATTTAGCCGTCTTGTCAAAAGCCCTAAATTTCAAGCATGGTTAAAGATAGAGACTGCACGAAGCCTTGGAACATACAGCGATATTGAGAAAAAGGTTGATGGCATGATGGGGTCTGAAAACTTGTTGATTGAGTGCTTTCAAGGGGGATAAGTAAATATTGGGAGTCTCGCTTTGAGCAGGTCAATAAAAGGAGGAGAAAAAAGGAGATGAATAATATCAGTGATTTTTGGGGTGGTTTTTCCTTTGGCTTTCTAACTTGTACCGTATTTATTGTTGTCTTAGTTGCGGTGGTGAGATGAACGGCAGGATAACCAAGAAGCTCAAGAAGTGGAGGTTGTAAAATGAAAGGAACAAGCAGCCCTCAGTATAAAAACGAATCGGTTGCCATTTCCCCTAAGAAGTGCCCGCATGATTTCTGTCTACAGACTTGTGCCGGTGAGTGGTGTTACTCTAAATGTGGTAAGACTGAGAGAGAGGTCAGTTATGCCAGTAAGGAACCGCGGGAGGAATAAGTGTCATGGTTAGAAGTCCCAAGGAAACCAAGAACGAAGTGGCGCCGCCTTCTGACGCGGTTATGGAGATTATCAGGGAGGCTTCCGCATCTGTTGAGGATGAGCTAAAGCTTGAGGATTCCGGCTGGCAGAATATGTCGGGGACCTCAGAGGACGTTATCTCAGATGCGGCCCGCATTGAAAACGTGAAGCTGTCCCGGTTGTATTATGCTAAAGACCCCCTCGGCAAGCAGTCGATTCGCATCTGGACTGATTACACATTCGGCAACGGCATGACGTGGTCCATGGAGGACAAGCCGGCTGAAGAATTACTTCGGGCCTTCTGGGATTCACCGGCTAACAGGAACATTCTATCGGCAACCGGCCAGCGCCGGACGTCGGATAAGCTCCTGGCAGACGGTGAGGTGTTTTATGCTCTATTCCTTGGGGATGCCGGCAGTTCCAAGATTCGGACTATCAGCCCTTTGGAAATTACCGAGATTGTGTCAGACCCAGACGATAAAGAAGACGTATTATATTATAAGCGCGCCTGGTCGGACACTCAGGCCCATGGTCGCTCTGCTGTTTATCGAAGCGTCGCTAATTTAGGGGACAAGGGCGTGAGGGATGCACAGAGCAATCTCATTGAGGCTACTGATAATGCCATCGTTTATCATCTGCCGTTTGGTACCATCAGCGGCCGAGGCAATCCCTTACTGACTCCGGCCTTGGATTGGATTCGGCAGTACAGACGTTTCTTAGCCAGCCGCGTTGCCATTATGCTGGCCCTGGCCCGCTTTGCCTGGAAGACCAAAATCAAAGGTGGGGCCGAGTCACTGGCTAAGGTTAAAGCGGTAACCAATGATAAATTGCCAAATGCCGCCAGTACGTTGCTTGAGAATATGGGACTCGACACGACCGCGATAAAGCAGGAGTCTGGTGCTGCCTCTGCCTATCAGGATGCCCGGATGATAAAGCTCCAGGTGTGTGCTGCAGTCGGTATTCCTGAGCAGTATTTCGGCGATATCTCGATCGGCAACCTGGCCACAGCCAAGACAGTCGAATTGCCTATGCTTAAAATGTTCCAGTCATATCAGCAGGTCTGGAGGGACACGTTCCTGGATATCGACCGGCTCATTTTAACTCAGGCGGGTGTTGCTCCCGATAAGCAGTATATCGACATGGACTTTCCTGCCATTGCTCCGGAGGACATCGCTCAGGCCGCTGATAATCTACAGAAGGTCCTGGCGGTCATGCCGGAACTGGTCACATCGGACGAGGTCATCCAGCAAGGGTTGCTGGCTATCGGTGTTAATGATACACAGGAAGTCCTCGATGGACTCAAGAAGGAATCAAAGGCTAATCCGGCGGGTGCATTGGCTCGGGAGCTGCGCCGGTTCAAGGACGAAATCAAACTAAAGGAAGGAGAATAATGGATATTGATTTTAAGCAAATGATCACTGATGTTGAGCAAATGTCTCTTGATGTCAAGGGCCTTTGCAAAGAAACCGACAGAATGGTGGTGCTTATCGACAGAATGGTGGTGCTTATCGACAGAATGGTGGTGCTTACCGACAGAATGGTTGCCGATGGCAAAGTTAGGCTGGATAGTGTTGAGAAATTATCTAAAAGGGTTAGTGAAATACTGGAGCGTGTTACAGCCCACTCAAGTAGATCTATATAAAAAAGATGAAGGAGATTAAAATGGAAAATCGTGTGGATGTAGCAATGGAATTGGCCGCAAAAGACGGCCACAAATGGGTCGACGTTCGACCGGAATACAAAAAGGCTTATCTGCATAATGCGGATGAGGCTATCATTGACAGGGAGCGGCAGGTAGCCGCTAAGCCTGAGTCTGCGCCGTTGTTCAGATGTGTGCGCTGTAAGGATCAGGCATATATCGGTGGTGCCAAATGCCTTGAGTGCAACCCGGTGGGCCTGACAAAAGAGGAAGTGCATCCCTCGGTTTCGACGATTGAAATTATTGAGACATCTAAGGAGGTGTCCGAACAAAAGCAGGAGGCTGCCGGTTCTGATGACCCTAAATACTTGATAATTCCCAAAGCATTAACAGGTAAGACAATGAAGGAAACCGCAGACGTGTATAGAGCGATTATTGAAGGGAGCGAGGAACTGGAGCCGCAGCCAAGTCCAATGACCGTGGATGACTTTGAAGCGGTTAGTGAAGATGGGCCTATTTCGACTAATGAAGTCGTCTACTCTACTACGGATGAGCCTGTACAGAAGCCCGAGGTTATCGGCTTAGTTGTGGAGCTACAGCAAGACGATAATGGCGTTGAAGGTAAAGTCAGCCTAACGGAATCTCCGGCGGCATCGAAGCCGGAAATCTCCGCCAATATGTTCTGGTGTGGCAAGTGCTTGAAGCTCCACCGCCGCACAACGAATAAGGGGAAGGCAAACGGCCATCTTAAATTTGAAAGCTAAGGGGTGGCTTTATGACAGTTGAAACAGTCACGTTGCTCGACGAGGTTATCCACCTGGTTGAGGCGTTCATCCCTGCTAATCCCAGCAGTGCTAAAAACCAAAAGCGCCAGCGAAGTCTTCAGAGGAAGATGGCAGCCTATTTCCGTGACTTGGGAAAGGCGTTCCCTTATACTCGAGTTGCTAACCTTTACAGTGATAACGTAAAGGAAAGCCTGGGCGGTGATATCGACCGGGCTCTCGACCCATTACTTGCTTCGTTCAGTGAAGAATTACTGGCTACTGTATCTCTTGAGCTCAGTGGCACCTATTTCTCGGGTCAAGTTGAGATGATAACCTGGGGCACGACGAAGGCCGGTATTCCAATAGCGTATGAAGGGCCGCCGGTGTCGGCGGCTATTAAATGGGCGCAGGAGCGGGGTGCCTGGCTGGTTAAAAACATGGACGACGAGACCAAGCGGCGCCTGGCCGGTGTCATCTCCCGTGGGATTGAGAACAAGCGCGGGATTCCTGGGTTAGCCCGGGATATCCGGAATTCATTCTCGGATATGACCCGGTTTAGGAGCCAGTTAATTGCCCGGACTGAGACGTCCAATGCTTTATCGCAAGCCAGTCTTGATAATATGAAAGATATGGGGATTAAGGGGAAGCAGTGGGTCACCGTTGGTGATGCCGATGTCAGTGAGGAATGTCAAGACAACGAGGCACAGGGCGTGATTCCCGTTGGTGATACTTTCACCTCGGGCGTTGATGCTCCGCCTCAGCATCCTGATTGTAGATGCACAGTTGCTCCGGCGAGGTTGAATAGATGACAGAAGGACATTACTGCCCAAAGTGCAATAAGTTTGTACTGGCTAGCTTGGGAATGTTTATACACTCGCATCTAGGCAGGAAATATTGCTTAATGTGCCGCAGGTGTGGGGGAATGGTTTATCTGAAGGAGCAGAGAGAGTTAGTATGACAGACACTAAAGACCTTGAACTCAAGAAGGAACTTGAGAAGATAGATTGGCCGATTGATTATGGGTCAGTCAAGATACAACTACGCAATGGCAAGCCGACTCTGGTGACTATAGAGAGGACGGTGAAGCTGGATTAAGGAGGAACCTTTATGAATGTAGATGATGGTAGTCTTAGACGATTGTTAGAAGGTGAGAAGTCAAAATCAAATGAGGTTATGGTTAATCTCCCAAAGTCTAATTGCCCCAGATGTAAAGGCAAGGGGTCTATTCCCTTAATCGAAGGCAACCGTTCTGAGAGACGGAGAGCATTAAAAGCTGGATTGCCCATTTGGTCTAAATTTCAGCCATGCCCAGAGTGCAATCCTGATTGATAAATAAAGTTGCATTAAAATAGAATATCGAGCACAGCGGAAGAACCGCAGGCTTTGAGGAAACTCAGGTCTGCGGTCTTTTTTTATTCCCAAAAAAGCAAGGAGGGTTGTTATGCCGTATGCTGCAATAACGAATTTGCCAGAGAATGTCAAGGGGCTGCCAAAGGCGGCACAGGAGATTTACCTGGCAGCGTTCAATGCTGCTTTCAAGCAGTACGAGGGTGACGAGCCGAAATCTCATGCTACCGCTTGGACGTCTGTCAAGGCCAAATACCACAAGGTTGACGAGAAGTGGGTGGTTAAAGAGGCGGACTCGACTGAGCTAAGTGCCGAGAATATGCGGCAGTTGCTCCAAACGGCTTTGACCGATGAGTATATGATGCGACAGGATGACCCTGTCCCGAGCGGTGTATATGTCGAAGACGTTTACGAGACGGAAGTTATCTACAGCGTTAATGGCCAGCCTTATCGGGTTGGTTTCACCCTTGATGAGGGTAAGATTTCACTCGGCGAGCCGGAGAAGGTGGTTCGGCAGACCATATATAAACCCATGGAAGCGTTGCAGTCTAAGTATGCCGAGATTATTCAAGAGGCAGGTCGGCGGAATGCATCGCTGGATGATAAGCGTATTAAGGAAATATTGAAACTCTGCCAGGAGTTGCTGTCTATTGAGGATATTGACCCGGTTGCCATTAAAAAGGCGACTAAGGAAGCCGATAATGTCCTGGCGTGGTTAAAAAAACAAGCCGCAGTCCGGGTGGAGGATTCTGAGGCGTTTCCCCGAGAGGCGTTCGCTTATGCGCCCGATTCCACCAAGTCCGACAGTTGGTGCCTGCGCTTATGGGAAACCTTGGAGAAGCGGACGACCAGGGGCCAACTCGGGAGGATTGCCGGGGCACTGAGTCCTGGTGGTACTGCTATCCAACAGGAGCTCATCCCGGCTACTGCCGTAGCTGAAGCCAAGCGGATAATTAGAGGGGCGTTCCGGTCACTCGGTGTTGATGATGATGATATTCCCCGGTGGGTGAAGGAAGAGGAAATTCGGCAGAAGTTCTGCACCTTCCAGCCGTTGACCGAAGCCAAGTTTGACGGCAAGGGCCGGGCGACTGTCATCGTTATCCAGCCCGGGTTCAATGCTTCAAAAGAACGCTACTATCCCGCGGATATGTTAAAGCGGGACTATGGAATATTCGAGGGTCAGAAGATGTTTGCTGACCATCCTACAGATGCGGAGGATAAAGCGCGTCCTGAAAGGTCGATAAAGGACTGGGTTGCTACGCTTTCGGAAGTCAAGGTGGACGATGCCGGGGTGGTTACCGGGGTTGCGGAGATTATCGAGAACTGGATGATGACCAAGCTTGCGTCCCTGCGTGATAAGGAAATGCTCAGCGAGATGGGGATTTCCATCAATGCAGTTGGCAGCGCGAGCAAGGGCACTATCGAGGGCACGGAAACCAACGTAATTGAGAAACTGGTAGCGGCCAGGTCGGTCGATTTTGTGACCGAGCCCGGCGCCGGTGGTGAGGTCACCTTCTACGAAGCGGACCGGGGCACCGATATTGATTTGGTGGACCTGGAGACCCTTAGAAATAAGCGCCCGGACTTAATTAAAGCCCTGGAGGCTACAGTCCGGACGGAAATCAAGCGGGAGGTAAAAACTATCATGGAATCAGAAGCACGAATTAAGGAACTGGAGGGCGAGTTAGAGGACTCAACCAAGAAAGTCACTGACCTTGAAGCCACAGCACAGGAAGCGGAGAAGGCGCAGGCACTGGCCGTCGCTCAGGCTGCCATTAAGGAAGCCGTCGAGAAGGCTGATCCGCCGTTGCCCGCCGCTGCCAAGGATACTCTGTTGAAGCGGTTTGCTGCTGCAGAGTCGGCCGATGGTATTGAGGAAGCGATAAAGGCCGAGCGAGACTATATCGGCCAGTTATCGGAGACTACTAAGGTCAAGGGAATGGGCCCATCTAAAGAGGACAGCGAGAAGGATGCTAAGGCGCTGAAGGAAGCCACCCATCGAGCGCATCCAGAGTATTCCGAAGAGCAGCTGACTGCTGTTGTCGAGGGGCGCTAGATCCCCTGAAGAAAAAAGGAGAGAGAATAAATAACACGGAGGTTAGACATGCCAGCTTATGGAGTTTATCCCATTGCTGATGCCCTTAACCCGGGCGATGAAATATCGTCCACTGGCGAGGGGCGTCATATCACTCTGTTAGAGAGTGACCTTGTTCATCCCGACCACACGGCACTCGGACTAAACCTTGTCAATAAAGGTGACCCGATCTGTTCAGCTACTGGTGGAGGTAACATTGTCGGTGTAGCATTTAAGAGTGCCGCGGCAGCGACCGACCGAATCGCTATCGACACTGAGGGCATCTGGAATCTCGATGTAGTTGCGGAAGACGAAGACGGCAATATTGCCGTTGCCGGTGGAGACGAAATCTACATCAACAAAGCAAACGGCACCCTGAGCAAAATCGCTAACAAGAACACCCACCAGCGATTTGGCTATGCCCTGGGAATCGTCACCTCTGGTAGCACTGCAGCCATCGCAATCAAGGTTCACTGGAACCCTGATGACGCTCTGGAGAAAGTCGGCACTAACGCAGTCCCCCTAGAGAGCGCCCATGCCGATAAAATCTTCAGAGAATACCGCTATCGTTCTACCAGCACCACCGGAGATGTCCGAGGTCAGTATATGCAGCTTGCCCTTGCCGGAGCCGGTGTTTCTGGTGAAGCAGCCCGGAACAGAACAGTGATTGAGGCTGCAGTTGCGACCGCTCATGGTTGCCATGACGGAGTCGAGTTCGGCGACGATGGTTCTGTCACCGGACTTTGTGTTGGCCACAGGGCCACCTATCTGGCGAAGAACGACGACGCCGCGGCCACCATCGCAGGTGCTATGTCAGAGCTATATGCAGCAGGGGCATTGACTGATTATGCCACCGCGACAGTCCACTCCATCCATCGGTTCGTCAATAGTGGTGATGGCACTGGTGCGGCCACTGCGGACAACGTGTTTGAGTTTGTCGGTCTAACCTCTGACCAGTATGAGGGCAATACCGATACCCCGACCGAAGCACTCCGAATCATTGTTAATGGAGTGGTCAAATACATCATGTGCTCAGTAGCCCAGGCCTAAATTGAATTAAAAAAAAGGAGAAATAACCAAAATGGATTTCTACGCAGAGGAAGAAAAACGGAAGCTCGCGATATTGGCCGAGGTCGCCCAGCTGGTGGACGAACACTACCAATTAAGCCATCGAGTGGAGTCTACTCAAAAACGCATAGTCGAGATAGACAAATTGGTGGCTCAAGGTGAAATGCGCCTGATGGAGATTGACCAAGCCCAGCGCAACTTCAACACCTATCTTGCCGTAAAAGAGGGTGCCATCACTCTCGATAATCTCAAGGACGGCATCGAACAGGCAGGAGAGGATAAGGCCAAGCCAGACTAAGTAGGATTCATTTGCACCAGAAAAAATAACACGGAGGTTTAATTCCTATGCCAGACGAAAGATTGTTTGAAGAGACCATGCGCGAAGCGGCTGGTTATGCTACCAATCGCGAACGCAAAATCAGTATCCCGCTTTCTCGGGTTGCTGAGGCTACCGACCTGATTTACAACGGGGTTGTAAACGGGCAGGTGGTTGCCCCGCATGTACGAGAGTTCATGCTCCGGGAGGCTTTGACAACCTCCGACTTCCCCTATCTGTTCGGTGATGTCCTTGACCGGCAGATGCTTGCTTCCTATAAGGCCACGGACCCGGTGTGGAAGAAACTCACCAAACTGTCCACGGTCAACGATTTCAGGACTAATCGCCGGATTAAAATGTCCGGTGGTGATGAGGAACTGGCTGAGGTGTCTGAAAAGGGAGAATACCTAGCTAGCGCTCGGGCGGAAACCGCCTATACCATCTCGGTCACAAAGTACGGCCGTCAGTTCGATATCTCATGGGAGTCGATGATTAACGACGACCTGGATGCACTGAAAGACACCCCGGCGCGGTTTGCCCGGGCTGCCGTCAGGACTGAGCATCGGATTGCATCCGCGCTTTACGTCCACAACCTCGTACTAGCTACTGGCGGTCGCGGCAACCTGTCGGCGAATCCGCTGACTATTGCTAACCTGGAAACAGGACTGCAATGGTTCGCTGCCCAAACTGATGTGGGTGGGAATTCGATTGCGAATAGGGCAAAGTATCTTGTGGTCCCTCCGGCCTTAGAGTTGACAGCTCGTGCTATCTTGACCTCAGCGACGAAGATGGGACTGGCTGGTGCTACTACCATTGCCGGTGCGCCTGATGTGTGGGTGCCGACTACGAATGTCGTCAACAACTACGGTCTTGAGCTTGTAGTTGACCCATATATCACCATTCTAGACGCGGCAGCTGGCAATCCTCTGACTTCTGTTGCAGGCTGGTATCTGTTTGCCAATCCGGCTGACTTAGCTGTTCTGGAATGCGCTCATCTGCGCGGGCACGAGCGCCCGGAGATAGCCATGAAGGCCAGCGATAAGGTAACCATTGGTGGAGGTGCAATAAATCCGCTCAGTGGTGACTTCGCTACTGACAACGTCTTCTATCGTGTGCGCGAAGTATTCGGCGGCACGACCCTGGACTGGAGAGGCTTCTACTTTGGAGGCCAGCTCGACTAGATTCGCTTTGCTGTTAGCTTTTTAGCTAACTGCCAGAGGCCAGCTCGGTCGGGTGGTTTTCTCCTTTCCACCTGGCCGGGCTGAGCAGTATCTTTGGAGGTGACAATGTGGCACTAACAATAACGGAAATAATTAGAGCGGTAATTCCGAATATAGGCTTGGTGGCTAATCCTG